CTCACGATTGACCACGATCACCTCTGCCGGCTTCGCCGCCTCCGGAGGGGGGGGGACAAGCCCAAGCTTGATAGCCTCCTCACGGTTGGCCTCGTCAGAGCAGAACGCCACAAACGCGCCCGGATCATTACCGAAGCGCGAACGGACATGTGCAGGCAACGCCATAAAGCTACGATCGGCCTGGCCGATCGCATTCAAAGCCTGCTGATAATCGGTGACCCCGGTAAAGTCACCATACGTCGGCATACGAACACCCTGCGGGAACGGCCCACCAATACCAAAACGGCGGATCAACACGTTGATATCCGCCTCCTCAGCAAACGACTGCTTGGTGCGACCCGCACCGTCACACGAGCAATCCAGACCCGAATCATTCGATGCTTGCGCCAAATCGTAATTGTACGGATTGCGAACAAACGGCGGAACAATAGCTTTCGACATATCGAAATCCTCATAAGAAAACGCAGAATCGAACGATGGATGAAACATCATTTACGCAAAATACTACCGAGACGACCAGCAGCAACGGCCTTAGCAGCCGAACTTACAACACCCTGCGCTTCACGCGCATAGGGAACATACTTACCAACGGTCGACGACCACATCCCGGCGAACGCCTTCGCCTCAGGAACAGACAAATTACCCAAAACAGTCTCGACCTTAATACGCGCTTCCTCAGCGCCAAGAGTCCTGATCTGTTGCGACAGGTGGGCGACCTCCGTCGCCATCTTCACAATTTGCGCATCCTTAAGATCGGCATCAACACCGATCCGAATCACCTCAGCCTTCGACTGCCGGACCTGCTGGGCATTAAGATCAATACGACCGAGAATCTCGGCGATTTCATAACCGATGCGATTCGTCACCTCCCGCACCTGATCGGTTTCCGCACCGACCTTCTCCGTCTCAGCATTAGCCTTCGCCGAGCTCGCGTAATTCAACGCCGCCTGCGAACCACCAGTCGACGCATTAACACCGGCTTGATATGGCGATTGCATAACCGCCATTTGACCAGACGGCGTAGACGCACCGCGGGAAACAGAAAGAATAGGATTAAGGCCAGCGGCCTCCAAATCCTTCACCTCCCGCTGATGCGCAGTAGAGGACATGCGCTCAGTAAAAGAATTTTGCTCACGCATGTTCGCAACATTCGCCGAATTAGTTTCACGTTGAGAATTCTCACCCATGATCCCATCAACGACAGAACCCACGCCAGGAACGCCAAAATACGCCCCAACCACATTACCAACAGTACCGAGCAAAGACATAACGACCTCCTAAAAGTGATCGATCATGCCCGGGACCGAATACATCGGCATAGGACGAGCCGCCGTAATATTAAAAAACGAATCAAAAATAAATTCCTTCCCTACAGACGTAACAGCAATCACGCGCGACACCGGCGGCGTGGACTGAATAAACGTCGTATCAAGAACCGGAAGCGACGTGAACTTCTGCGCAAGATGCCACGCATCAAGCGGCGTCGCATCAGTAGAGCGGAAATAACCAGTAATCATGGACGGATCGTACCGGTACTCAGCCCAACGCTCCTGATAACCAAAAACAAGCGAATCGTTCGCGTCACCGCGAACATAAATCTCCTTGTTCAAAATAGTCTGTTCACCCAACGCTTGGAAAACAGGCTCATAAAAGTCATAACGAGTAGAACGGGACCACATGCGGGCGAGGCCTTGCTGATAAGTGAGATCGGCATCGACACATACCAATCCAATGACGACCCCGTGTTCGGTAAAAGATTGAGAAAATCCGTGACCCTGCGCGAGCATCGTGCCAATAGCGGCCAAAGTACCCAGAGGAGTAGTAGTACCAGAAGCCGATGTACCAGACGTCTGTCCAATCGGGTTGATATTGATCGGTGTACTCGAACCACCAAGGTACTCAGAACGCTGCAAACGAAAATCAGGGTTCTGCACTCCAAAACGCGCAAGAATTGCTTCAGTGTACCGAGTGCCTCCACGAGCATCCCTTTCAAGTAAACGCTGAATCTGGAAAGCCTGACGAATCTGGTTGATCGTCGCGGCCGTCGCCGACGACAGGTCAGCATAAACACCGGTATTCGTCGCATTGAAAGCAGTCGCGGCCGCAGTACCAACCGCAGACTTAGACGACGCACCAATCGCGTTCGCGCTCACCGACAACTGACCAGCAGGAGTACCACCTATGTTAACAAGCGCCCCTAAAGCGACCGTAGCGTTCGCAGCGACATTTAAACCAAGAACAGGGGCCGTGGTGCCAAGAGGCAAAGAAACAGCCGTGGCGCCCTTCTGGGGCCACGGCAGCGCACCAGTGAAATAGTCTTTCCGCTTCCCGCGGCGCAAGAGAGCAACGTCCGTATAAGTATCAGGGCCGTCGCCCAAATTAAGGATGGGCGTATTCTGCAAATTCTCATCCTTGAACCAATCAAAAAAGATTTTGTTGTACGCACGAAGCGGCAAAGCCGAATGCGACACAGTAGCCGCCGCTTGGACTTGGCCAACGGTCGGCAAACCAAAATAATCGTGCACAGTGTTGTGCACATAGCCCGATGCCGGGCAAACCATCTGTGGGATGGTATAAGACGTCGTATCAGCTGGGGAGGCTTGCTCCCCCTGAAAGTTGACCCAATGGGTCCACAACAAACGATAGGGAACAAAGAAAAAAAACGACGTCAAAGTCATGTTATCCATAATCGGATAAATGGGCGTGGCCAACCGCGCAAAGGCGGTCATTGACAAATTAAAAGTATCGCCGGGAAGAACCTCGGCGCAATAAACAGGAATCAGATAGCCCGAGTCGAACGTGGTCTTATGGGCCTTCTGAATCACAAAAGAAGAACGGGGAATCTCCGCCCGCGGAATCATAGCAAACTGATGAACATTCACAGACTGATTGCGGAACATAGAGACCCCCAAAAAAAAATAACAAATAGAATAATAACTGGGCACGAACCCAGATCAAAAACTAAACCGGTTTAGCAAGAAGTGGATCAGCCAAGTCCTTCACACGCGCGATACGCACGCAGGGACAAACGGCTGTCAGCAAACCGGAAACATCGTCGTAATCGCCGATGTGAAAAACTTCAAAATCCTCCGGATGTTGATAGAGGGGATTGTCCGCAGCGGCACGGTTCGCCTCATCGCGAACACTACGAATCGCCGCCGCAGTAGCAGGCACAAAAAACGGCTGGCCATACAAGGCCGAAGCCGAATCCCAAACAGAAATAACGCACTTGATAGACATCAAAGACTCCTTGACAAAGTGGAAAAACGTTGAGAAACGATAGACTCCTTCACCAACAAACGCGCCTCCGAATTATCAAAACGACGCGCTAACCCATCCACGGCGGCCGCGCAAGAAATGGCAGCGCCGTAAGTCGAGTTCTTAAAATAACGACGATAGTAACGGGGAACGAGACACTCCTTTCCATTAACAACAACCTTACCTTCGCGAACGTCAGACCAAAACAAACGAAGCCAGTCACGGCCGATAGGACGGCGCAATGACATGTGATTGAACTCGGCAGGACGGGAAAAAAATATCTCTCCAGACACCTCGTCGACAAAAGGTACTGGCAATCGGTAATGATCTTCGGCAAGGTCACCAGTAACCTTAGCAGTACAATAACGCGCGACATAAGCGGCGCTCTCGAAAGTAACCTCTCCAATACTCGAAAACCCAAACGGCCAGAGCTTTTCCAGCTCGGCCGAACGAAACAACGGATGCTTACCACCGCGGACCTGGTAGCGGTCCGGAAAATCACAATTAAACAACAACGCATGAAAATGAGGACGCCCAAGCTTAGGGCCATACTCACCAGCCATGTAAAACGAAATATCAGAACGACGCTTACGCAACCGCTTCATAAAACGCTGAAAATGATCGTAGATCAAAACGGGCACATAGTGTCCGTCATCATAGGTGAGGGTAACAAAAGAGTTCCGATCGTAAAGAGAGGCCTCATGCAAACACCGCACCGCCCACTGACGCGATCGCTCCAACCGACATCCAATACACTGCCCACAGGACAGCTTGAGGTTATACAAACGCGATGAACGATGAAGGAACTCAACAGATCCATCCGCATGCCGCGCCGCCGGCTGGGGATGGAAACATGGCACACAAAAAAATACCGCCTTACAGGCGGTATCCCCCACGTTGCGGAGCAGGTGCAATGTTCGGACGCTTCGTGTGGGACACTTGGCGCCGAAACTTATGCGCCCCTTGAGCCTTGCCTTGCGGTCTGCGAGAAAGCGGTCGCATAAAAATCCTTTCTAAGAAAGAGAAACAAAGAAGGTGAACCAAAAAGGTGTCACCTAGAACAGTTATATCCAGTAGACCACTGTTCATTTTAAGGACGAAGATTCGCCCTTGTCAACCCCCTCACGATTGACCACGATCACCTCTGCCGGCTTCGCCGCCTCCGGAGGGGGGGGG